AGGTCCAGATGTGATATTAGTAGGCAAGGTATATGAATAATCTAAATTATCCGCTACTCTGGCTTGTGTTGCGCTTAATACTTTTACTATAGTAGATCTATATTTAGCAGATGAAGTCACTATTTTATCACCTGAAACTGAAATAATAGGATTATTAAGTTCAATTGTTCCGCCTTCCATACTACTACTAAAATAAAATTGCTTTATATAGTTTTGTAGAACTATGCCTTCTGACTGAGCTGGATCAATTGTTGGAACTATTTCAACTACCGGTAACGTTGAATCTTGAACTACTATAGGAAGTACTGATGTTGATTTTTTTTCATCGGAACTAATGACAGACATAGGTTGGATAGTCTTTCCAAATGGTGGAGAACCTAATCGTGACTGTGCTGTAACTGTGGTAGCTGGTTGTTGAGCTTTTAAAATATCACCATGGTCAATCATTTTAAGGAAATAGGAATACTTATAGCCTCCAGCCCAATCGTCTGGATCTACAAGACCACCAGAAACAGCCATATTCCGTTTATCTGTATAAGTCTGACTTAAATATGTTTTTACTGATTCCCGGACATTAACATCCGGTATTGACCCTGAGAGGAACAAAATTTCGGAACTGTTTCGCTCATTTGGAGCTATAGGAATTTCATGCACCCATTTCACGTTTGGCTTAGTAAGGGATATATCATTATATGGAATACCAGTCAATTGCAGTTCTGGAATATTAGTTGCTGTAGCAGCTAAGTATATTGTTGCAATTCCAGGTGCAGTATCTGGGTAAACGTAAATTGAAATTACACGGGTTCCATCGTCCTCCATATAATCAAGTATTTCATAATAAACAGGATTGCTGTTTGAATCTAAAATCTCAATAAATAAAGGAGAATCGGTTGCTAAGTTTTGTGCAGCTGCTAATTTAAAAATATTTCTCCCACCAGTTAATTTCTCTGGTATATGAGTAATATTAAAATAATTGGTGGAAGACCGGGATTGATCTATAAAAGATACAGGATATGTATCTAATCCTATTTTTTGAATTCCTTTTTTTATCATGCATAATTCCTATGTATATATAAATATTATTGAAACGTCATTTTAGAGTATCCTTTAAGCTGATTTATTTCTATTAATTTATCAACTACATCACGCATTGTCTCGATATGAGATATACACATTACAAAGCCAAATTGTGATTTTAAATAATCAAATAACATATACATACTACTTAAATTTTCAGAATCCAAAACTCCAAATCCTTCATCAATTGCAAGGAAATTTGGTCTAGGTAAATTTGATACATTAATTAATGAAGTTCTAATGGCTAAGGAAGAAATAAACTTTTCCATACCAGATGTTAATTCTAACGGCCAATAATTTTCATCATCATAAACAATATACCCGTTTATATTTTTACCATCAGTATGAAGCATAACGGTAAAATCAACTACCTGATTAAGAATATTATTAATTTCAGATTCTATTTGTGGAAGTGCTTTTGTTATTAAATAATAAGGAACGCCATCTCTTTTTATAGATTGCAGATAATATTCATATCCTTGATATTGTTGTTCCAAATCTTTTAATCGATTAATAGCTTCTATTGCATCAAATTTTGTTTTTTCTGCTACTTTAATCTTTCCGGAAAGAGAAAGTATTTTATTTTCTAATAATGTAATTTCACTTGTTACAGATTCTATTTCATCTTTTATTTCCTTTATCTGTTTATTAATTTCCTTATTATATTTAATATTATCTTTTTGTGATTTTGATTTTTTTAATTGTTGTTTTGCGGTTTTAATTTTCGATTCAAGTTTATCATATCTAAAATTATAATCGGTCAACGAAACATTATATCCGGATATCTGTGACTCAAAATCTATCTTATCTACATCCAATTCATCATATTCCATTAACTCTCGTTCTACAGATGTAGATTGAATTTCTTTTCGGAGTGTTTCTATTTTATTAAGTATTTCTACACGTTCGGCTTGTAATGTTGGTAATAATTTTTTTGCAGCTTCAGCGTCAATTACAAATGAATTTTGAATACAATATTTACAGTTAGGATCATATTTATGATCTTTTAGTTTATCAACCGATTTTTCTGCATGACTAATTTTAAGTTCTTTTAATTTTAATTTATTATTTTTTAAATCTTTAACCTTATCAACTAGGTCCTCATTTTGTTTTTGTCTTTCTTGTAAGTCATCAAAATTAACGTCTAATATTTTTTTATTAGTATCTTTTAATTCCTTTTCAGTTACTGTTAAATAACCAATAAGATCATTAATAGAAATTTTACATCGTCGTAATAATAAATTTAATTCTTTTATGTCTTTTTCTATAATCTCTGGTTCATCAAGAGAATCATCTACAGGTTTTAAATCTTTCATGAAATTAAAAATAATATCATTTAAATTTGATTTCATGTCTTCATGTTCTTTTTTATCCTTTACCATTTGTTCATAAGATCCGGTTACCTGTGAAATCCATTTTTCTGAGTCTGCCAATGTGGTTGAGTGATCTTTATTTTTATAATCACGTATTAACGCTGCCGTTTCTTTTATATCTTCATTTGCAATTTGATATAACTGCTCAAAAATGTCTATATCTAAAAATTGTGATAATAAATCTTTTCTTTCACGTTGAGATTTATCTATAAACCCAGTGTTATTATTTTGTAAAGATAAAGCTGTTAATACAAAATCTTCATAAGAACCTAAATATTGTCTTATATTTTTATTTGTAGAATCGCGTTGATCTCCATTTAAAGATGTTTTATTTCCAGATTTATCTACAGACCAAAAATCTACATTTACTTTGACATGACCTCTATTATTCTTTTTACCAGACCGGTGTATAAAAAAGATATTGCCACTAATCTCAAATTGAAATACTGAATTAAATGTAGATTTTTTATTATTAAGTACATTAACAGCCTTAGTCGTCTTACTACTTTTGTCAAAAATACAAAATGATAATGCATCTAATAACGCGGATTTTCCGGAGTGGTTAGGTGCAAATATTCCATAAGTTCCTTCCATATTAGTAAAATCAATTACATTATCTTCACCATACGAAAACATATTTGAAAATTCAAACCGCTTAGGAACCCAAGTAATATTTCTAGTCAAGGTAGTGTCTGAAACTTTTGATTTTACTGTCCTATTAATCTGTCGTATACGATCTAATAACTCATCTGATAAAGCATGTTTATCGATTAAATATTCCGTAATTAAATTATTTTGAAATTCAACATCTCGGACATTACCAATATTAAATTTATTTCCAGTACTATTAATTTCATTAAAAGCACTAGTCTTTTGAAGTGATATTTCTTGTACTTTATATTGTTTTTTAATTTCTGTTAAAAGCGTTTTTATCGTTGAAATCGGAGTATCTTTTACCTTTAACCTTAATCGAGGATTAGATGGAATATCATCACAAGGATTAAGTATTTTCCCTTTATCTATTTCAAATGTATAATATCCATAGTTATTTTCCACCTTAATGAATTCTGAATTTTTTGTTTTTAAATCCCAGACTAACATGCCATGACTTAATTTTTCTGCATGATTTTGTTGTATAAGGGACCCAGGGTAAGCTATTGTTTTTTCATCATTTAAATATTGTTTTTTATGGATATCACCTAACAATACTAAATCATGTCCATCAAAAGTATTTGTCGTAACACTAGTGTTTCTTAATGTAATTCCTGTATCGGTACTTGCGTTATTTACGGCACCATGATGTAAAGCTATCTTATAATCTCCTTTAAAATCATCAGCACTAATATAATTATTTGGAGTATCAAATACAGAAAAAACATTAAAATGTACATTAGCTAATTTATATACGCCAGTATCTTTAAGATATAAAATATTTGGGTGGTCTATGGCCTTTACAATAGGAGTTAATGCATCTAAACGATATGAATTATTTAAGTTACAATCATGATTTCCAGTAATAATAATCGTAGGAGCTATGTCTGCTAATGTCCGGAAAAATTCGTGAACTAAATCTACTAATTCAGGCGACATATCTGTTTTAGTATGAACTATATCCCCGGCTACATAAATAACCGAATTTGGTGTTTTGGTAGATTTAATATATAAATATAATTTGTTAAATACCTGAACATATTCTTTATGTCTTTTAACATTTCTAATATGTATATCAGCTATGTGATATATGCGGTCAATGGAATCTATTCCAATATTGATTGTTTTTATCATATTCCTAAAATTTGATACTCCATTAAGGAGCTTGGCGATAATTGTTCTGTTAATTCTATCTGTTCTATTATTTTTGGAAATCCTATTTCATTAGGATCTTTTTCCTTTAAATCTACAAAATATACATTAATGCCATTTGACATAAAATATTGTGCAGTTTCTAACGCTTGTTTTTTTGCATCTTCATCTAAACATATGTATATTTCTTTAACATTTTTTTCTATAATTTTTTGCTTTAATTTGTTTGATATTGTTTTACCAAACAAAGGAATACAATTCCGTTTTACTGTAATTGCATCAAAAGCTCCTTCTACTAAAACAATTGGTAAATTCCAATTGATAAATAATTCAAACCCTATTATATCTTTTGATACATATGGATTTTTATGTTTTATTACATCATCTTCATAAAAGGCCCGGGCGACAAAATAATTAAGTTCTCCATTACTATCAAAACTTGGAATTATAATTTTGCCAGAATATTCTCCAGTTTCACAGTAACTTATTTGATATTTTAAAATATCATAAATTCCAATATTTCTATTTTTAAGATAATATATTGCATTACGATAATCTGGAGTATTGTTTATTTTCCATAATGGTTTGACGTCTATAGGATAATGTAAGATGCGTGTGTCTACAGTCTTTTTATTAACTTGGTAATCTGTCTCGTTTATTAATTCAAATAATTTATTTATCTTATATCGTTCAACATTAAGCTTTTTAAATAAAGTGATTAATTTACGACCTTTGGCATTACATATCCAACAATGCCAATGTTGTGAAGTCAAATTAACTTCCAGCTTTTTCTTATGATGTGAACAAAATGGACAATGAAATGCTACATTGCCTTTATTTTGAACCTTTCCTTTATTAAGTATAGATTCAATTAAAGTTAATAATTCAAGTTTGATCATCAACAATTAATATATAGAAATTTTTGCAGAAAACCAAATTTATTCTTCCATCCATGAATCTGGAATTGTACCATGTGCCCATTTAATATTATTTTGATCACACCATTTAGCATAAGTAGTTGGACTTCCTTTTCTAATTTTTCCATTTGCATTTTGAAATACAAATCTTATATCTATATCTGGATGTTGGTTTTTTATTAGAATATGTTTTTTACGATCTTCCATCGTAAACCGTCCTTTTGTTTCAACAATAATTCCATTAGGTAAGAAAAAATCTGGTGTATAATGTTTATGAATTTTAGGTACCGTATAAGCTATCTTACGTACTTCATATTCAAATGGTATTTTTCTTTCTTTAAGAAATATAGCAGTTTTAAATTCGAAACCACTTTTATAACCGTTTTGTATTGCTAATGTTTGTTGAGAAAGGGGTTTTTTCTTCTTTCCTTTTCTTGCCATTAAAACCTTTTTTAAAATAAATAATTAATAATCCCATCTAATAACAAAATTCATGTCTATATCATCTCGTTTTTGTATTGCTTGGGGTAATTTGCCTACTGCTAATAACCGTGCGCTTGAATCATATAAACCTATCATAGAAATATACGGTCGTAAAGAAGCAGTAAATTCTGGTAAAATAAATTCGCCAGGTCCGTTTGCTGTCTGTGTTGCCGTAGTAGTAGTATTTGATGGATTCGTCGATGGTTGATATGTTGCTGTAGGATTTAGTGATACATTAAATGATCCTTGTGGAATCTGTACCAATACTTTATTTTCACAAATTTTATGTGTTGATTTGTAAGTAACATTCCAACTTCCAGACATAGCTCCATGATATTGGGGCAATGGACTCGATACTATCATGTGCCCTAATTTATAAAATGTATTACCTATAACATTTGTTTGATATGCTGAACTCGATAAAAAATGATTATTTGCTAATGATGAAATATTATCCTGGGACAATGCATTTTTATAAAATCGTATTTCATCTAATGAGCCAGATAATTCACCACTCATATGTGGGGCCGGCAAAAGATCAGAACTTTCTGCTCCGAACATTACTTTTGCTTTATTGTTAACAAAAGACATCCTTCCGGTGGATCCACTATTATTTAATACACCATCAATATACATTTCAATTAATGAACCAGTTTTTTGAACTATAATATGCCGGTGACTTCCAGTAACTGCCATACTCGATGTTAGATGCCATTTCGTTGCACCAGATCTTCTACTAAAAATTAATTTTCCTGATCTTGATCCATTGGTTTGATTATATACTCTTAAGAAATATGGATATCGGGCCAATGTTTTATTTATTTCTTTTGTAATAATTGAACCTTGGCCGCCGCCGGGACTGGAGTAACTTGGTTGTCCGGGCTTCCGTTTAACTATTTGTGTTACATCCTGTACTCGTCTTTTTGAAATTATACAATTAGTAGTACTGCCAGTTACTGATTGAGATACCGGTAAATGTACCCATAAAGATATTGCAAAATCATCATTTGTTCTAAAATTTATATCTTCAAAATTGTTAGTTTTAATAAAACCATTTCCATTAAAATCGGCTTGAATGCCCGAGGATTTTAATGTATCTGTTGTTTTAATGCCTGGATTAAAAGTTACATTTTTTATAGTAGATTTAATATTTGGTTGAAATGTATTACTTTCAAATATTAGGTCATTCCGGTCTGCAACCGTTCCATAACTAGTTTTAAATCTACGAAACTCATCATTAAAACCCCAATAAGCTACTAATTTACCAGACGGTGCAAAACTAGACGTTGTAATAGCATCATCTCTTAAATTACCATTACCATCATCTCTTAACGTATAATTCCCAGCAGTTTCGTTTAAGGTAAGTGAACCAGGTTTAATTTTCTCGCCAATTTTAAAATACGGAAACGTTAAAATACTTGCTGATAAAAATAAAAATTTGGTAATGACATTTTTATCTGCTTGATCATTTTCTAATGTCTTTGTTGGATTATAAGGATGAGAATAAAATGCATGATCTACTGATTTCCATATCACTGTTTGATATGATCCATCAAAAGAATTAGTAGGATAAAATCCAGAGGCACGCATCTGCGGATCTGGTGAGTCAATAGGTGTTATACGTGAAGTATGTATTGCTTGAAATAATCCGTAACCACTGCTACTATATCCGGTGTTGTCTGCTATCCAATCTTTGTATACCTTAAAATCCGTTCGTTGAACGTTTTCTGATCGAATTGCTGCAAATACTGAAGGTTTAGGCATGCCATTTTTTGTATATTAATATTTTTAATATTCTAATTTAACTTTTATTAATGCTTCCCTGGTAAAATCTTTTAATAATGGCTTACTTAATTTTGCCACTGCTAATAATTCTCTTCGTTCGTTGTATAACCCTACTGTAGAAATATAAGATTTAGGATCAAGGAGAAAACCGGTTTGCTTAAAGTCGCCATCTGATCCGGTGACATATGATGGATTATTAGAAAGATTATATTCTGCATTTTTCACTCTTACAAAATAATGTTGAGATTTTACATTTTCTGATGATCTTGCCTGGAATCCTAATGTATCTCCTCCTTGAGTAAATAGCGCTGCGCCAGATATTGCAGTAAATAATTGAAATGCATTATTTCCATACGTATTAGATGCGGTTGCTGTTGCGAAAGAACAAGATAAATCTAACGTATCTCCATTTAATACTGCAATTCCCATCTGAGGATAAAATAATCCATAATAATGAGGAGCGGTAGAATTAAAAACTCCATTATCAATTGATCCGGAAACTATGTTATACACTTTTCCGGAAGTTCCAACGGTTGGATCTGATACAATTGAACTATCATCTATTAATCTAGTAAAATGTCCAGTTCCATCAACTCCCATAAAACCACTAGAAGTATAATTATTTGCAGGATGATTTAATACATATGCACTTCCTGATAATCGAGCTAAATTAATTTCAACATTTCCAGGATCTAATTGTTCTCGCATACGTGCTCTATTAAAGTTAACTACATAAATATTATCTGAATCAACTCCATTAAACGTGAATTTATCATCATCACGGTCAAGACATAATAATTTATATTGCGAATAAATTCCTCTAGTAGGAGTATCATTATTTTGCCCTCCTCCTATAGTTGCAGAACCACTTCCTGCTCTATTTCCATAAGCTACTGCAAATTGAGGTTCGGCACCTACAACGGTAGAACCGGATTGGAATATTTCATAATAATATTTTTTCTGAAGTGCTGTTTGTGCTGAGGAAGAAAAGAATGTAAGTAAGTTTCCAATATTGCCTGACCATAAACCTTTAGTTACTGTATCTTGTTGATTTTCTATTACATCGCCTGGTTGAAAGGTTGTAAATGTTTTTCCGTTATTAGGAATTAATAAACTTTGTTTGTATCTAGCAACTGCTCTTTGTATTTGTTCTTCAACTGACATTTGGTTCATTTTTGTTGCAGCCGCACCGGGGGTGCCTGTATTAATTGAAACTCCTGCTCCTCCACCTAGGCCAGGAGCTGATGTTCCACCTAGGCCAGGAGCTGATGTTCCTCCACTTCCGGGTGGTGGATATCCGGATGCAAGAGTTCCTCCATTCGAAGTAACATAATTTGCAGCTGCTTGGCCAGACATGGCCAATGACATCCCGGGCTGTCCTGGAATCGTTCCAACTAATATTCCATTTGTATCAAATATTTGACCTGGGGCTTGATCATCTCCAAAACGCGCCATATTCTTATTTCCTTTTATTTAATTATCTTGATGCTAATCCCACTCCAGGTGTAGTAGCTACTGATTGAATTCTAACTGTAAAGGCTTGGGATACTTGTCCACCGGTTTCATTTCCTATAATCGTAATAGTTGCTGATTTAGCAGAAATATAATTTCCGTTACCCTTAATTCCAAAAGACATTCCAGAGACAGTAACGGACTGAGCTGCTTCATTTTCTCCAATTTGTTGAGGAATAGTTGCTGCAGCTAATTGAGCTGGAGCTTGGGTTACGACTCGTATGTCAGCCACTGTTGAATCACTTAGTATTAATGTATATCCATAATTTGAATTTCCTCCGGAAAAGTTAATTGTATCTGGATTTAATATTACTTCTTCTCCATTTCCAATGGTGCCAATAGATCCGCCGGCGGATATTACCGGGATCCTACGAGTATTTTTAGGCAATGTTACTAATTTATATCGCATCATTTGAGTCTCATCAGGCAATGCTTCTATTAATGGTAAATTTTCAATAACTACACCATAATATGCTGTTCCCAATGGATGATCTGGGTTCCATAAATCATAATCAATTTCATCATCTGCTAGAGCAAATTGTGTAATATCAAATTCATTACGCCCACGAGCTAATAACTCTCTACCCTTTCTGGTTAGAATTGCATCAACTGTTATTGATGTATTATTTAAATATCCCATAATAATTATCCTTTTACTTTTTAATAAATATCACTTATATGAAAAAGTCATCGATATTATATCTTTTTTTAAAGGTTATCCTTTTTTAGTATTTAATTTTAATTTACTATTTGAGTTTTGGTCCGTGTATTTTAAAATATTTGGATTTGTAACCGTAAACGATACTACTGGTCCGTTATCAACCGTTTGTGCCGAATCAATGTTAAAATCCTCTCCTTCTAATTTACAACCATTATAATATAAATTCATTTGTCCGGCGAAATCATCATCGCGATAACAAGCATCTACTAATGATCGTGAATAATATAATCCTTTAGATTCACTTATTGCTATATCCCAACCCTTTTTATATGGAGTAGTTGCCCATGCTGCGGATGAACTATAGTGATATATTACCTTTTTCCAAATATATGATGGTCTACAATTTACTACCATTGCACCGGTGGCGGAACAAGGAGTTTCAATTTGTGCTGGATTGGACATTGGTTGAGGGATGTACATTGGTAAAGAACCAGATCCCATTATTGCAATGTCATCTACATGAAAGGTTGACGCAGAGGAGAAAGACCAAATGCCGGCGTCTAGTACGTCTGGACTTGGATTGGCAACGGCTATGGAATCATAAGTCATAACCGGAGTTGTTAAATCGTTATGGTTCCATACTGTATATTTTGCACCGTAGGCATCTGTATGAGGTTTTATTTTGAGGCGGTAGGTGTGGCCGGCACCGATGAGCCCAGATCCTTGGTTGCCATGAGAAGCAGTACCTTCATATATGTAAATATCATTGGTGTGCAGATAAAATTGAAATGCAGCGTTCTTATAAGTATAAGTTGGATTACTACCTACAGGTTTTTCACTTCTATTTCCAATGCCAATCATCATTCTAGGTTCTGAAAGTGATCCCCATACTTTTTGTATTGTAATATCTGCTATGAACTCTAATTTTCCAGCCGTACGAGACCATCCTTGTACACTTCGTAGTTCTCCATCCCAACTATCAGGTAATGATGATTGACTCATAAATAAAACACCGTTTTCTGTATATGTTCTTGTAGTTGCATTCCGATTCCATTGAGATCCGGTGCCGGAATCTACTTGAATATTATCTATAGCAAATTCATCCGCACCAGGAAGCCCAGAACCGGTTACATCTTTGGAAAAGACACCCACATCAAGTAATGAGGCACTCGACAACCCGGAGCCAAACATAGATGAAGTTGTAGCTATAGGTGTAGTCAAATCTGGGTGTTTATATAATGTATATCTTGATCCGGAGTATTCTCTAGGTTGAATCTGAATACGATATTTATCATTTGCAGCTACACCGGTTTTTAAAGTAGCTAGGTTGGTCGACCTATCTCGAACCGCAATTGATGTTTCATCAAAATAAAATACATGAGCTCTATGAGAATCAGTACTAACAGACAAATTAAACGCATCGATTGAATCTGCTGCATCACCAAATCCAACCATGAATTTACAATTTGTTTTTAATACACTAATATCTGCGGAAAAAATAACATCTTCATTTCTTTTGAAGCGCCGAATAGATCTTAATTCATTTCTCCAACCACTAGTATAACTAGGAGAACCACTTAAAAATAATTGTCCATTAATTGTCTGATTGCTAGTAAAATCATTTGTATACCAAGCAGATCCTGTTAACGATCCGGAATCTATTAATTTCGCTCCCGGGATTATAGATCCAGAAGGTCCTCCAAAGTCATAAATTATTTTTGGTATTCCTGAAGACGAAATTGCTGACCCAGATACTCCTCCAAAGTCATAAGTTGCAAGTGTACTCAATCCTGATACATATCCATCTTTATAAGCTAAATCAATTGTATTTTGATCTACACGAGATGCAGAACTCAATCTCAATAAATTTTGTATATCTGTACATTGAAATCCTGCTATTGGACTAGTACCAAGAATAGAACCAGAATGATATTGATATTCTCCACTTTCGGAAATTTTCCAATTTACCGATGATGTATATGTGAGCTCATCACCACTTGCTAAAATTGACCAATCCATTGATGACGTATATGTTGGATAATCAGCACTTGCAGTCGGTGACCAGTTTATAACCGAATCATATTTTGGTTCTGTAATTGTCGGTTGTTTATTTATTAAAACTTTAGACCGTTCTAATATATTTGGTTCTATTAAAAGGCCTGCAGCGACTTTTGATCTCGCTGGAAGTAGTTGTTTTATCTGCTGAAATAATGAAAAATCGTATAACGAAAATATTCTTATATATGCATTAACATCATTTTTGTTAGTAAACTTTTGCCAATATTCCTGAGAAAATCTTATTAATTCTGGATAGGAAGATTCAAATTCGTCTGCCGGGTTACCGATATAATTATCTAATTCAATAAACCCAATCTCATCAAAAATATCTTTATTAATTTGGTCTTGTGCCGAGTAAAATAATCCAAGCCGAGGACTATCAACTGGTGCTGTATCATATTGACTCTGTTCACCTCTAGTTACCGGACTTAATCTACGGATCAAACTATTATCTTCAAGCCTAATTTTTTCTGAATGAAGATTATCACCTCCAATACTTGGAGTATTTATATAATATTGTTCTGTTACTCTTTCATAGTTATCTCCACCGGGTGGATTTGCTTGAAAGTTACTCATTGAAGCATAAGTATTAAACCAACTTTTATCACCAGTTTGCGTTAATTGATTGGGGTGACTTGATGAAATAATTTTATAAGCGGCTAGGCTATGATCATATGCCTTTACGTTTGTACCAAATTTATATTGACGAACCAAATTATAATACGAAGACGTAGGATTTGAACCAACATAACTTGCTGGGTTAAGTGTATGTTCATCAAATGATTGCGCTGTAAGTACCTCAACCCATTCATGATATTCTTGAACCGATCCGGTGAACATGTTAGTATTAAGTTGGTGCCCTTTAAAGCTACCGGTGTTACCACCCAACAATAACCATGAACTACTTCCTGTACACCAAATATTA